CCACTGTCATCTCCTAGCACGCCGAGCACCAGTTTCAACATGCCGGCACTGTCACGCTGCGGGGGTCGGATCACCTGAAATTTTTGTTTGCCCGTCTTCATGTTGATCTCGACCCGGTCGCGTGTTTTGGTTTGTCGGGTGTGTTCATCCTCGAGAATAAACAACTCGGGGTCGGTATCCGCAACCCAGCCACCATCAGCCATGGCACTCAGTGACGCCGGGTTGTCGAAAATGCCGAGCGTCGTGCTGCTGCCGACATCGTGATCGATTCTGACAGGGACACCGAATGCCTTGATCAGTCCGATATCGACCTCGCGGATCATTTCATCAAAAACAAACATCAGACGGATTTCACGACACCGGTCAGCTGGACGTTGGCGGTGGCACCAGCGGCATCGGCGGCATCCAGAAAAAATCCGATCAGGACATTCGTGGCCTTGACGTTCGTCACCGCATTATCCGCAGCGACCCAATAAGCTGCCTCGAACTGTTTGACGGCAATCGTCGCCTTTTTGGCCAGAATAAACCCGCCCTGATACAAGGCAGCAAACACCTCGCCGGTTTTCGCATCGGATTTGGGCACCAAAAAGACACCCTCAATCAACACTGGCACGCCGGATGTGACCGGTGCAGTGGCAATCGCTGTCACCGATGCGCCCATTTCAATAAAATTTTTCATGTTAGACCCTTATTTCTGAAATTGACTGACCTGCCATGTGGTTATTTAGGCAGATTTCGAACCATTGTGTGATAACTCAATGGGCTGACACCTGCATCCAGTCGAACCTTGAACACGGTGCCATCGACGTTCCAGCCTTGCTGTTGATCCATAAATGGCGAACTGTTGCCGTCCAGATAAGCGACCTCAATCGTGTCAAAGGCGGTGGAGGCTAACAGATAGAATGGCACCTTGTTATTGACCACGGCTTTATCGAGTCGTGCATCTGCGACCACGGTTGCCATGCCCTGAACGGGGTTCGGTGCACCAGGCACCAGACCGGCAGGGTCATACATGGAATTCATCAGCACATCGGCCTGCGCTTTCAATGCTCTGGGCACCACCAGATAACCGGGTTCGATATTCAACACGCCACCGTTGACATCCTCCTGAATCGCCATCAGGGTCGCCGCTTTTTCCAGACTGGCCACATCGAGATTCGCTTCGCTCTGGACGTTTTTATGCTTGGCATCAAATAACGCCACACCGTCCGCCATATTCGGATTCCCTGTGAGAATCGCGAACACCAGATCGCCGACCGTGCGAGCCGCTGCCCGACCCATTTTCGAGGGGACACTGGTGAACATGCCCAGATCATCATTAATGACACATTGACGGGTAATGGAAAACATTTTGCCATAGGTGGCGAGTTGAATCGGTTCGCCATTGGCGACCAGTGTGCCATAACGGTATTCAACCCCCTCGGGCACTTTATCCAGCGTCGGGAATAAACCGAGTCCGACCCGTGATCCGGCTTTAAAATCCGGTAACGTGCCGGCAGTGGTGAACTGGCTAAAGGTTTCGTTTGCCGCCTCGTAACCTTTTAACATTGCCTTGTTTGCTGTATCGGCCAGTGCCATCCCGAAATCGCCGGTGGTGTGGGTAAATGCCGCTGCGACCATTTGCATGCGATCCATGCCATAGGCAGACACACCGGCCTCGACCAGACTTTGACGGGCACATTCGATCAATGCCATGCCTTTGAACTTGTTGCCGGATTCAATCGGTTCCAGTCCTGACCGTGCTGCGATGGCATTCGCCATGGATTGACGAACGATGTCGCCATTGCCGGCATACACTTTGGCTCGGAGCCGGTCGCCTTGCTGGATTGGCTCGACCTGCGCACCGAGTGCGTTTAACAAATGATCTTTCGCCATAGCGGCAGTGACCTCCATATTATCCAGACAGGCATCCATCACGGAACGCTGTTCGGGGAATTGGTTGAATAAGGATTTGATGGATTGCCGGCGGTTCGCTTCATCCCGCTGGAACTGTGCATGCATCGTGTCACGGCTGGCACTCTTGGCCACACGGGCAGCGATGTCGGTAATTTCTTCTGCCGGGGTGTCCGCAGGTTCCGGTGCCGCCTCTGGCGTTGCCTCGGGGGGAGTGTCCGGTGTGCTTTCAGGGGGAGTTTCGGGTGCCGATTCAGGTGTTTCGGGTGTGTCTTTTTCGGGATCACCGAGATTTTTAGGGAACATTTTTCGTATATCCTCTGTTGAATAAAGATTTTTCAGTGAGGCAGCGACTTCCACGGCCTCGGTCAGAAAATCGGCGAATCCCGCCTCGATGGCATCCTGTCCCTGTAACCATGTCTCCGATCGCAAAAGATCCTGTATTTCCTCGTATTTTTTGCCGGATTTGTCGGCATAGGCGGTGATCAGGCTGTCCTCGAACTGGTCGAGGGTTTTTGCCCGGTCGCGTAAGGTGTCGGCATTGCCGCCACTGTTGCCCATGATCGGTTTATGCAGCATCATCCAGGCATTTTCCGGTATGTACACGGCATCGCCAGCCATCGCGATAAAGGAGGCGACACTCGCCGCCACACCCATGATCGATACCTCGACGCGTGCCGGGTGGTTTTTCAGCATGTTATAAATGGCCAGCCCATCGAACACCGATCCGCCGAGACTGTTTAAATGCACCTCGATCGTACTGGCACCGATGGCCTTTTCGGCCAGCTGTAATGCCACCCTGTCGGCGGTAATATCCCAGCCGATTTCGCCGGTAATCAGTAAACTCGCTGTTTTCATGTCAATGCCTTAATCCAGATCATTGTCCGGTGTCTCCGGTTTGATGTTTTTCGTGCCGTAATATTGATGAAAGGGATCGTTCGAAAAGACCAGATCATTGTCGCGGTTTTCCTGAATTTCGGTGATGCGTCGCTTTTTCACTTCGGAGGGGTTTTTCCCCCGTTGTCGTATAAATTCCGCCTCGGTGCCCAGACCCCCGGCAATCATCTGGTTATTGGCACTGGCTTCCTTCAATGGATCAATCCACGGACAGACCGGTGCCTGATAAAACGCATTTGTGACCCGTTCAGAGTTCACCCCACGGGGAATCCTGATGACTCCGGTACTAATTCCCATGGTGACAAAATGCCGATAAACCGGTCGTGACCACTGGGCAGTGAACTGATCGGATAACACGCCATAGTTCAGATACGATTCGATCAATTCCTGTCGCTGGGCGGAATAATTGCCCTCGTACAGTTTGGCCACACTGGAAAAATTCGCACCGGTTGCCGAGCAAATCATCCGCACCATACAATCCCGAAAATTCTGCATCAGGGAATTCGGGCGTTTGCTCTCGATCGTGCCGACATCCTCCCCCGGTTCCAGGTCATCGAAAATGGTGCCCGGGTGCATGTTCAGGTAATCACGCATCTGGCCACTGGACGGGTCAAACTCATAGCTCGCGGAATCGCCTTTTCGAATATAAAACGCCATGCTCGCTGCAATGCGTGCCGCCACCAGTTCGCTTTCTTCATAATTGGCAAGCCCTGCCAGTCGTAACAGTGACGAACCGAGGATCGTGCAACCTCGCAGCTGATGCAGGCGTTTAACGAACTTGATATGGAGCATATTGTTCGCTGAAACGGGTCGTGTTTTGACATCCAGACCGTATTGATGCAATTCATCCGGGGGTTCTGCCAATACATGAAAAACTTCCGGCTGTCCCCATGCGTTCATGGTGATGCCCTGAAACGTCTGGTTTTTTTCATTTTCCCGCTGGAATGGCACGAAATCGGCTTCCATGACCTGCAATGAAAACGGAATGCGTTCATTCGGATGACTGAATCCGGTGACATTGCCCTGGATCAGTTCACCAAAACATTCCCCGTCACGCAGCCATGACCGACACACTAACCGTTCCACCTCGGGACGGGACCAGGTGCCTGTCGATTCGCATTTCAATGACCATTCAGAAAACCGTTCCAGTAATTCCTTGCCAAAAGATTCATGAATGCTCCCGTCCTCATTTAACGGCATGGGTTCGACACCAATGCCGGTTTTACCCACGCAGTTATTCACCAGCACATTCAGCAACCCGTCAACAATATCCGAATTTTGTTCCAGATAGCGTGCCTGATCGCGGAGTGATTTGCCTTGTGACCCGATAATCCGGTTGATATTGCCGGTTTCCTTGCGTGCCTCATGCAGTCGGGAGGGTTTTGCCGCCTCATAGGCTTTGATGGCATAGCGTGCCTGCTCGCGCTGCAATGCCCATCGGGGGGATAATCGGCGAATGCTTTTCTCTAAAAGCGACATATCCATCCTTAATCACCATGACCATGATTAAAATTTGCCAGTGCCATGCCCGGTGAATGTCCGGATTTACGCGCAATGATGCCGTTAATGATGCCCATCCATTCCCGACGACCCTGACGAATCTCGGACAGGTTTTCGCGTGTCCATGTTCGACCATCTTTCGAGATGGATTTGCCCTCGAGCACTTTGATCTCGGCTTCGATATAGAAATCCAGCATGGCGCGGGCTTTCTCGATGTCATAACTCATAACCAGCTGCCTCCGCCACCCACGTTCCCGAGCCAGCTGTCCCCCTGTCGAGTGCTTCGCGATGATCGCTGGCGATTGACGGGCTTGACGGGTTCATCAGGTTGTCGTGAATGGGTGTTTCGATCTGCCGTTCGGTTAGTGTCCGGCTGGGTGATATCATTTAATAAATCCTGTCCGCGTTTGCCTTTCAGTCCTCGCATTCTGGCCAGCATGTAATTCATGGCCTCACAATCGAGAAAATGGTTCTCGCCAATCTGGTTCCATTTGTTTTTTTTGTCGTCATATTCTTCGCCGACGATCTGTTTGCAATATTTTTCACTGACATCCGCAGGCAAAACCCAGAATGCGGGTTTGTTTTTGTCCCACCCGATACGCGAATGCACCCATGTTTTCGCCGCTGGGCTGTTAAAATCCCAGCGCATGGCACCATGTTTTGCCGACCGACCGCGTTTATCGACCTCGAGTTTGACGGCACGAAAGGGTTTATTGAGTGCATATCCCCGTAAGGCTCGGGCGCGTCCCTTGTTACGGCTGACAAAATCAAAAACAATTTCGTCCCGGTACCCACAATCGATACCGATTTCGTTTATTTCATAGCCATTCCATGATCGGGTATAGAAATCACCGAGTTCATCCCATATTTCAGGCTGTAACGTGTCGCCCCAGAGTTCACCGGCTTCGATCAGTGCTGACCCCATCCCGAGAAACCATGCCCGTATAACGTAATTGAGCCGGTTTTTATGGACGTCGACCGTGCATAGGATCATCTGCGGGTCGGCGATTAATTCGTTCGAATGATATCGCCAGACCATTGCCTGCACTGACTCCCATAATGGAACTTCAAAGGTTAAGGCAAAACATTCACCGAACCCGGTGTTATAGACCGGCTGCAATACTTCGGGATCACCCTTTAACTGGGCATTGACGACCTTTTTCGCTAAAAAACCATAGGATTTTTTTGCCGACCACGAACACAATCCGCTGCACCAGAAACTTTGGTGCGAATTGCCGGCGGTTTCTGATTCCCCTGTCACCCTGCCGTTTTGATCGACAGATTCCCCCGGTGATATATATACACCGCGTTTATTCATGTGCTGGCGGTGTTTGTCTTCAATTAACACGCCACAGTTCGGGCAGGTCAGTCCGGCTTCACGTTCAACCCGTGTCGGGTCGACTTCGGTATCATCGTTTTTCCCTGGCCAGTGCAATAAACCCGACCACGGGATAAAAAACTCATGACAATCCGGACACGGGATTGCCCATTCGTGTCGGGTACCATCTTGCCATTCACGCCATGTTGCGGATGAGACTGCCGTTTTTTTTCCGACATCCCAGTGGGTGAATCCGGTGACGGGGTGCGTAAACCGTTGCAATCTGCCGAGCGTCGGCGTTGCAGTGATGCCCAGTTTAGAATCAGCATACGAATCGCCTCGTGCTTCAACCAGTTCGATGATTGACCCTTCGGCATTGCTCGCACATCGATCGAGTTCATCCACCAGCACCAGTCGGGCACTGGTTGACGATGTTTGTGCCGTCGATCCAACATGGGACAGATGCACAATACCGGCACCGACCTTTTTGACGAACTGGGTTGAATTGCGTTTATCGAATATGGGTGCCAGTTCGGTGCTTTGCCTGATCATCGCACTGATAATCGGCTCGACTTTCTGAACAATATTATCCAGCGTCGGTGCATAAACGATTATCGGGCAGGCGTCATCGGCCAGCTGGCGACCGACCACGTTTTCCTGCAAAAAACTTTTCCCGCACTGAGATCCGGTGATGAATGTAATGCGCTGGGCATGCGGATCAATAAAAGCTTTTGCCGGCTGATTTAAATACGGGCTGCGATCATTTCTGACTTTGCCAGGTTCCGGTGATGTTTCCGACATGACCCGGCATTGAACTGCCCATTGAATTGGATCACGAATCGGCGGGCAGTTGATTAAACGAATCAGATCCGGAATGACTGACTTCCTGACCTGACGAATAGAATCGCTCCAGTTCTGATTCCATGACGCCAGCGGTTGCGTTTCGGATTCTGCGGGTTTCTTCATGAATCAGCTGTCGGATTTCTGCCGGGCTATTGCATGCGGATAATTCACCGGCCATTCGGCTGGCCAGTCCATCAAGCTGGGATGTATAGACACCGGCAATGGAAAAAACCAACCCCTTTAAGTAATCGATGGGTAAAACCTCTTTTTTCCGCTCGGCGATTTTCAATTCCAGATCGATGCGGCGGGTGCGTTTTAACTGGATGTCTTCATCCTGCAAACCACTGCCGTCGAGTGCCCGATCAACCGCCCGTTCCCGCAACCAGCGGATCGCGATCCCGGTATTGATTCGATATTTCGATTTATCGCCCTCGAGGATCTCGCAGGGCATCCCGTCCTTGATGTAATCCGTGACCCTTTTCGAATTACAATCCAGAATCTCAGCGAATTCGAATGCGTTGACCAACCTCATGTGGAACCGACGAT